TGTTTGGTCACTCATCCGTGAAGCAAAGAAAGTCGCTGTTCTTGCTGAGCTGCCCGGTTCACGCGATGATCTGATTTTCTCACAAGCGAGACGTCAGATAGGTCTGCCGCTTATTGAGTGGCCTGCCCTTGCTGAGGCTTTCGCTGCTCGAAAGGTTGAGAGACAGCGTCTCGGGGACACCAAACCCTGGGCATCCAAAGAAGATCTCGCTCCCGCCCCCTCACTTCGCAAGGCGTCCGGCTCGAACCTGAAACAAGCTGCCGAAACCTTGCCAATTCCAGAGGATGAGGTTGATGAAGATACCAACTAATCTGGACTATTTATTTAAGACTCCAGGTGCGAAACGTTGGTTGAATCGGCCCCGGGGCCCTCGGCAATCCGCTCTATTCCCACTGACTTACGATGATACGTTAGTCAGGGGATACCAACCAGAGCGGTTCGCGTATGCACTGGATCCTCGAACACTTACGCTTACTGAGCGACTAGCCACCAGACTCACGGATGAATTCCCAAAGGATACTCATCCTACTGGATTTGCTGGTCCCTCTGCCGTTCCTGGTGACTTTTATTCGCTCAGAGGTGTATCCGGTGTTGGCATGGACCCTCTTCCTTTACCATTGATGGACAACAGCGAGCATCTCACCTCTCTCGGCCTGAGAGACAACATTCGTGCCCCAGATGTGGTATGGTTGAAGACTATCATCAAGTTGATGTTTGGTCACGTAACGCCAGCGCCACTGCACATTCGGAAGCAAGCGTCAACATCGTTCCCCTACTTCTCAACTGACAATCAGTACAAGAAGCTGGCCACTTTGAAGGCTCTAAAGAACGCTGATGAGTACTTGGGTTTGCTAGCTGGTGATCGCGACTCGCTAACTAAAGCTCTCAACGATTATCATTCGTTATTGGCTTACGCTATCCACGAACGTCAGCAGCCACCTAAGGTTACAAAGTCAGACGCAGGGGTCTTCTCGGCCGCGGAGCGCAAGGCTCCAACAGAGAAAGAAGCTCGTAGTGGATCAGCAACTGAGTCCACTGTAGCTAGCTTCGATGTCAGAGATGAAGCTGGTGGCGTAATCGACGGTCACTTCGCTATGAGGCGTCGGCCAGTTTGGGGCTTCTCAGGTATACCCAACTACTTTATGACAGCCATCATGGGGTGTGTTCGCGAAGTCTATTCTTCACGATTCTCTTTCACTTATAAAACAAGGGGTTGGCAGGATAAAGAGGATCGCATCCAGCGATACACTTATATCGTTGGGTCCGATGTGAAGAGTATGGATACGACCCTTCCTGAGTGGTTCTTTGAGTTTCTTCTTAAAGAGCTAGAGAATTACTGGGATGATAAGCTCATCGCTGTTTTGCGTCGCATGCTCTATGCGACGTTCATAGCTGCGCCACCGTGGCTCGATACGCCCGAAGACTACAACCCTGTCTTCGGTGACGACCCACTAGACGGCACATCGAACCTTCATCCCGGCCTACCGTCAGGAATTTTCATCAATCCCGATATAGGAAAGCTATGGATGACGTTCGTCTACGTTATCTTGTTCCGTGATTCTGGAGCACTCACCTCTCCTGACGAGATTGAGGCGTTCCTGCAAGGCAAGAATCCAGACCACGCTCTGCTGGATATGTCTGATGACGCCACGATGATGACAAACTCCCCACGTGTAAGGGATAAGCTGATGAAGGCCTCATCGCCTTACGCTATTTTACAGCCGGAGGTACCAGTCATCTTCCTCGGTGATGTCTTCACTATGGAAGGAGGACGAAAGAAGGCCTATCCAAATCCCGTCACATACGTGGTCAACGCGCTTGTCAGGGAATCATCCATTGAAAACATGCATCCGATCTCATACGCTGAGGGTGTACTAGCTCGATATCAACAATATTCTCGTACGCCCATCTTTCGGGATATGAATCGAGTGTTTGAGGAGGAGGTTCGCACTGCTTTTGGCGTTAATCCCTATCTAATCGCGAGATCCGTAGCCCGGAGACAGCGTTTTGATGAGCTTGACGCGATGGTGATTGCCAACCCACATTACCTACACTATCGTGTGGATCCAAAAGACGTCTCGAAGGAAGTACTTGATGAGCTCGTTGCCACCATACCAGCTTCCGACTTCTTTAATGGTATCCGCCATTTATTCAAAGTACCTACCGTCGAATTGTCTGACTTAGCATCTGTGTCTGATAGCTAGACTTCATCAACCAAGGAGAAAACCTATGAAAGAAAAGCCCCCAACTGAGACCAATCTTAAAGAGGAGGTGGGTCCAACTCGCCCCTCGGGACGGACTGGCTCAACACTCGAGCTCTACTCGCTCGAACGAAAGAACCACTACGCCACCATCGACCTGAAGACGGGTAAGATGGATCTACGAGTCGCTCATCTTGGCGATGAGCTAAAGACTATCCCTACCAACAAACGACGCTTCTTCGAAATTTCGCTTCCATTGACTGTTGGAAACGCGAAATCTGTCGTCATGGGTATGGGTCTCACAGTGGTCTCTGGTCCTACGGGTATTGGTAAAACTTCATTCTTGCGCGCGCTGCCTGGCATCAAGCGTATGATAACAGTTGAACCACCGGATAACCAGGAGGAGTTGGAAACACTGCCGATCTTCGACTCGATAGATGCAGCCGCGCTTGCGGCAGCTCGCTACGCTGCGACACATGATGAGCTTGTTGCCATCGACTCGCTTCGTGGTCCTCTCTTCGAGATAGATGGTCCTGCTGGCTCAAAAGGTGTCATCATGCCGTTCTTCACAGCGATTACGCGCTTTTCAAACTCGCTAGCGAGGAACGGACTCACGATGATTGCAACGGTCAATCCAATGGACGATGATCCTGAGTACGTTCGCGCGTTTCTCCAGAAATTGTCCGCGTCTGTACCGAGCTTCATCACCCTCGGATCCGCAAGTAACCCAGCCAAGGGTTATTTTGAAGGTACCATTACCACCCGTGAACAGCGGAGTGGTCAACGATTCACTTTGAATGCCGCACTTGATAATCAAGTATCGGTTGAAGAAGTTTCATTCACCATGCGAAATGGCTCCTCAGATGATTCCCTTCTGAGTCAAGTACAAATCGCTAACGTTCAGGAGTACTAATAGTGGCTAAATCTAAATCATCAGCATCATCAGGCGAGACTTCAGGCCCTTTCCTGAATCTCTTCTCTAAGGCGAAAGGTCATGCCGATCGTCTACTCACAGACCGATTAGTATCTGGCTCCCTTAATGAGTACGGTGCCAGCGACTCTGTCTTACTAGCAGAGTCGGAATTCGTCAGCTTCCATAAGCCCTCGGAGATTCTTGTGTCCAGGCACTTTCCTGGCTATCGTATCTTCGGCGTTGGTGGCAAAGCGGCGGATGAGACCATCGGTTTACTGCTGGCGCAGTCTTTAGATAGCGAAGGGGCGCTCGAGTCCTTTCGCCAGACACTAGCCTCACCAGGCATCGCGTCGGCAATCATCTCGAAGTTGCTCCCTCGTGTGTCAATGCCTGTCAATCGTGGCAAGTACATCATGTCTGAAAACATGATAGTCGACGTCACAAGTGAGGTTTTGACTGGCACGGTCGAAGACTCGAATGTAATATCAGCAATCGCCCATGTGATAACGCGTGTTCTATCGAACCTTGGCCTCGTACTCGAAGGCTCTGATCGTAAAATTACGCGCATGGATCAGCACTATGCATTGACCATGAAGGACATCAAACGTGTTGTCTTGATCGAGTCTTTAAGGGATATCTTCTCTGAAGCGCGAATAGCGGAAGCTACTAAGCGGCTTGACCAGGACGTATCGCCTAACTTAATCGCCGAAGCCATTGCTAACATGCTACGTCATGCTTCGCACTCGATTCCTGAGATCAGACTACGTCTTGAACAACTTGACATAGTACAGTCACTGGTTCAGTACTACTACCGGGCGCCAGAAGAAATGTCAAACACGATGCGAGCATCCACAACACTCGCTTCTTTAGCCGGCTACGCTAATTTCTTGGCCGACGCCGTCGTCCACAAGGTTCCACCAATCAGCAGCGCGTCCAACACCGACATGCGTGAAGCTTGTTCGGCAATTCTCACCGTACTGCAATCGGCACCTTCCATCGAAGCGATACCGCTGAGTAAATTCGCTGAACATTTCGGAATTGTGCCATGCTCAGCTCCTGACGGCATCTACCGAGGTCTTGTTGCGTATCTGCCATTGATGCAGACAAGCAAGCTGGATGTGGTTAACGTCTATCAAAGGGATGGTGGTGCTGAACTTGCTCTGATACCTACAGAGTATGTTCCAGCTACGACAATTGCCTCCGAAATCAACAGGACGGTGCTAGCCCCCGAAGCGATTCATGGACTGGCAAACCTGGTGGCTGATGAGATAGCAATGGCTAAGTTTACCGTCGACGATCTTCCCACTCTGAGGACGATCGGTATGACGGATAACGACTTAGTCTACTTGGCTATGGCTCAAGCTGAAATCGTGGCAATCACCAAGACGGAGTCTGACACGAGACCAATCTCATTGGTCTACGCCGCCAGGGTCTCCGAGTATTGGAGAACGAGGCTAAACGCTGCTACGCCAAGCCTATCGTACTTTGCCGATCCTCAATCTCTGCTGATCTACCAATCTGGTGCCGAAGAACAACTTCCGACGCCATTACCCGTCAGAATGCAGAGTCTTGACCTCTCTGCGGCATTCGACACTTACTATCAGGGCAACGCACTAGCTACCCTTGATACGCAAGTAGCCAAGCCGCTGACGTTCAGCATAAGTATTGTGAATCCGTCAGCCGAGTCTGGATCCACTACGTTGAACGTGCGAGTTTCACCACTGGAACTCCTAGTTGGACTAAACCCATCACTGGATCGGGAAGGTGCACAATACGCTATGGTCAAAGAACCTGGTGTAGATCGTGACATGGCCCTCATCATGTCACTAGCCAGCGCCTTCTCAGGTGCAGGACCTCAAGTTGTCGCGGACAAAGCCCGTTCGTGGTTAGTCGAGACTCTAACACCTTTGGCCACTCATCCAGCTGTTACCCGCGTCGCTGTTCGAGCCTTGAATCAGGCCGTGATAGCAGCGGAATTAGACGCACGGCGTCTAGCTCCGCAATACAAAGAAGCTGTAGTCAAGGCGTACTTCGGTACGCTCCTTGCTTTGCTTGTTCGTTTCGGGAAGATCGACGAGAAGATTCTCGAAGACATCCTCGCAAACTTACCCGTTAGCGCTCTAAGCGTGAAAGCGGCTTTATCTCTTGCTACAATGCCAACGGCATTAGACGCAAATCAAATACAGTAAGTAACTTACTGCGTTAGTACATTACTAACGGGGACCCCAG